TGATATGTTTGAAAAACCAATTAACCTTACATGTAAATTAACAGACAAAGGGTCACTTGACTTCGAAACGGAAAAATTAGTAAAAAGCAAATATGGTGAAGAGATGATTGTTATAAAACGAAATATAGAAAAAATAATTAATAAATATGAGAATAATCTATTTTGGATTAAAGAACAAAACGAAAATGAAACTGTACTTTTTGATAGCATTCAACGCCGTTTAGGTAATGAAGCCTATATGGGAGAACAACTTGTATCGCCACAATATGAGAATTTACAAAAGATAACTAAGAAAAATAGAGATTTTGAAGTTAAACAAAATGATATTGTGATGTTTAGCTATCATTATTGTCGTGATCCATTACCTCATGAAAATCCAAACTGGAAATATTGTAAATCTACCTCATTACCTCTTCTTGCTATGTCTTTATTTAAATTGGCAAAATCATATGTAAATACAAATAGTTATTTAAAAACTTTCAATGAACTAATTGAACAAAAAATTATTATTAAAAAAGATGGATTTTTTATCGACAAAACGACAAGTGTGATATTAGACGATATTGAATTCTCTGAACTAGACTTAGAAATGAACGAAGAAGTAGTAAGCGAAGATATAGTAGTTGAAGAAATGAGTGAAAATATAGAAACATATGCGTTTACAGAAAAGGAAGAAAAACGTGTATACAGCGGAACAAGAATGAAAAAATGTTATAATTATTTCTCTGCAATTTGTAAAAACCTATTTTTAAGAACATCAATGGTTGAAAACACTGTCATGGAACTCGTATATCAAACAATAAATAATAAAAAGGCAGTTATGTCTGAAGCTTCTTTTAAAGCATTTAAAGAACAAGAATCAAAAAAAACAAAACCAATTAAACAAACATATGAGGAATATGAATCTTTAATATTATTAGAAATTGTAACCAGTTGTTTATTAGTTACTCTACAAACATTGACCCCATCTTTTCGTCCAAGAAAAACATTTGGAGATTGTATTATAGACGTATCTGGATGGCCATTAAGTGAAAATTCAGGAAATAATGGAACATTATTATATTTTGCATGTATTTTACAAAAAATGAGAGGTGACCGTAGAACATTACCTTGGAGTGAACTATCAAAGAAAAAAGAAACGATACAATCAAAACTCAAGTATATAATCGATAACCATTTATTATCTAAGGATCATGTAAAAAAAATGATACTTATAAAACGTGAATATATGGAAAATGAGAGTACTTATATACCAGATGATCTATCTGTTGCTTCTCGATGGGAACGATTTTTACCTCCTATATATAAAATAGAATTGTTAAACAATAAAACTCCTTTACGGAACCTAGATAAATCGAAAATAAAAGAGCTTGAGGTTTCTATGTCTCAAGGTCATCATAATCAATGGTCCATTATTGGTATGTTATATGGAAAGTTAATGAGTTTTACTTATGGGTCACTACAAATTATTAATGAAATTATTGAAGAAAAAGGTAAAATACTAGGAAAATTTGGAAATAGACAATTGATTGAAAATGCATGTTGTCATGAAAGAGATCTACCAATGGTTCCTTTACGATATTTTGAAAACGAAGATGACCGATTACAAAAGTATTTATCAGACATTCGTATTTATGACCGATATTTATTCAAGTTAAAATCACAAAGTAAAGCCAAGGTAATTACTCTTAAAACAAACACTAATACAATGGGTACTAAAGATACAATTAGCGATTATTGTCATTATAGCGAACAGTTAATGTATAAGTCTATTATTTCTTTTTGTAATTTAGATTCTAAAACAAAACCTATTCCATTGTTTTTACAAGATTTTTTGTCTAGTAAATTTGAAGATTATGATCCAAAACAATCTCTCGAAGAAAAAATAAATTTTTTAAAAGAACGTGAAAAGAGAATAAATACCACTATTTTTACCCGCATTATGAAAAAGATATATCAAAATAATATTATTCAATTACCAATTTATATTCAAATTAGTCAAAATGAAATCAACTCTGATAATGTAAATGATTGGATAAATAATAGTAAACAACCGGATACTCAAAATATTTCTCAACTATTAGCTTCTATTTTCGAAACGAATGATGAAGAACCTAAAGATATAGACAATAAATGTGATGACTTAGAGAATAAAATATATGAAGAGACAAAATTATTAAGCGATAAATTAATATCCTTTTTGGATGAATTACGTGTTAGGAAAGAAGATAAAACCAAAATTATAAAAATACTTACTTTTAAAGATGTAAATACTATGATTTTCAATCAGTTTGTTAAAAACTACATGTATTATTTATGCGTATTAATGCCCTCGTATCTAATAAACAATCATACTATGCCAGAAAAAACAAACTTAAAAAAGTTGAGACAATTACTACCTAAAGATGTAGAGGCTATGGAAGAAACTTTACAAAATAAATACAAAAAATTATTCAAATTTAAAGACGACGATATCTTAAAACCATTTTTGGAAAATACGGTAGACGAATTAAAAAAAATGTATTCTTTTTATTCTCAATATGTTTCTTTCTTCCCATCAAATCGTGAATCATTATACCGAAGATTTGGAGTTTATATGATTTACAATATCTTTAACTATTTAATAACAATGACAAATCATACTGATCTATTGCGCATAATAACAAAAAAAATAGATAATAATACTTCAAGTTTAGTTGTAACAGATGGAATTATTCAAGAGATTGAATTAACAACTGCCGACAAGTCTAGTATTAAAACAAAAGTACTTTCTTTTATACAATCACTACTAGATTTAGAAGGTGAATTCGTAACTAACAAAAGTAATTTTGTTTTTAATTACAAGGATATCGAGAAAAACGTAGAAAGAGTCGAAGAAAAAGAAAAAATAAGACACATGTCAGTATTTGCAAAAATAAAAGACAACAAAACAAGAAGAGCAGAAAGAGATTTAGAAAAATATCATTTAGGAAGGTTTTTTACAGATCCTAAGGTAATCAAACAATATGGAAACCGACGAAATAAAATGCTTGATACTGTAGATACAGAAGAAGATTTCATACTCAAAGATTATATGGATAGTAACGAAGATGATTCGGAATATTTTGTTTTTGAAGAATTTATAAAAGAAACAGAATATCGTGATTTCAACTACCAACAAACAATAGAACATCAACCAGAAGAAGATCCTTATTTTGTTGAAGATGATATTAATTTCCTACATGAGGAGGATGAAGATGATTTGTTTGAAATTAGAAATAAAGTATCAGATATGTAATAATTCTCAATTCTTATAATCTTTTACTATCATATAGTGTAATCAAAAATGAAAGTAATTCCAAAAAAACTATTGAGAATTTACAAAATTCATTTTTCTATATTATTGTTTATGTTTTTATTTGGTGTATTTCATTATATAAAGCCAAGTTTTGCATATACACCTGATGGTGCATATCGTCAGTTCGGAGTGGGATTTAAACACAAAACAGTATTTCCAGTATGGCTAGTTTCGATTGTATTAGCAGTGGTTTCTTATTTGACGATTTTATATGTTTTAGTATATATTTAGAAAAAATAGTAAAAATATAAAGTATGATACCACGTCTTATCGATAATAGAACTTCTAATTTTATTCATGACTCTTTACGTCGTTGTCATGACATACGTGTAGAAACTTATTCTTATATATTAAACATTGCTGTGATTGTATTTTTTAGTATTATTTCATTTATAATATTATATTATTGTTTTACTACAAAAAAAACAATTAACGAAGAAAGAATGCAATACGCAAAGGATCAGAAATATATATTAGACAAAATTAAAGAAATTCAAATACAAAAAAAGTGGACAGAAGATTTTTTAACACAATTACCTTCCACATAATAAGGTTCTCTTGAACACATATATATATATAATTTGTAATATATATATGGAAGATAATAATTGCCCTCATCGAGAAATACAGACTATTGACGATGTACCAAAATGCAACTTAAATAAGGCAAAACACAAAGAAGTTTCAAAATTATTGAATTTAAAAAATAATAAGAATTGTGATGATATTGAAAATGCTATAGAAAAAGGTAAACGTTTAGAAGAAAATAAAAAATATGTTGAAGACAATTCAGAAAGCTGGACTGTTGGATTAAAAAATGAAAATTTAACTACTTGTTTGGATGAAACGATAGCAAACAATGACAACATGTATACTTCTCAATTATTAGAGCAGATGCTTAAGTCTGTATCTAAGAACAAAAAAGAGTTGAGCATTTTTACTGCATTAAAAGGAACCGTGGATTTTAGTGTGCTTTCTATAAAGGGTTATAAAAATATTAGACAAATTGTTTTAAAAGAACATGGATCTGTTACACGTATAATAAACATTCCAGAAAATATAACACAATTATTTTGTAATCATAATCGTATTACAGAATTGAATGATTTACCATCAACGTTGACTGAATTATATGTTAATGGAAATGTTATTGAAAAAATAGACTTAGCAAATTGCTCTAACTTGAAGAAATTATATATTATGAACAATCGTGTTCAGACGATAACAAACATACCAAAATCATTAGAAGTATTAATGTGTAGTAATAATCAAATAAAATATCTCGATTTAAATGGATTAGTAAGTTTAAAGATGTTTCATTGTGATGGAAACGAAAACATAGTAATTGAAAATACACCAGAAAATATAATAGATTCAAAATATCCAGAAACGTTAAATAATACGAAAGAGACAATTGCTCCTAAGGAATTTATAGATTCTGTTAATACTTTTTTTTCAATAAAATCAAGATATGAAGATGACATTAAAAATAATAAATCCCCCGTGTGTTATGGTTGTAAAAAGCCAGTTGGAATGGTATTTTCGTTTAAGAATAACAAATATTCAGCATATTGTAATGGAAATCCACCATGTGATTGGAGTATTCGGATACAAAGAGGAAAATATTTGCAACGTGAATTAATAATAGATACCTATAAAAATGATATTGAAACATCAAAAGAGAAAATCATACAAAACAAGATGGACATATTATTAAATTACATCGACAATGAAAATGCTAAAACAATATTTCAAGCAGAAAAAAAGATATATGATTCTGCTACTAAATATTTAAACGAATTAGTAGAAGAAACAGAAAATATTATAGAAGACAACAATAAAAAGGATCATCTTCTAGAAATAGAAAAACAAATAAACGAAAATATACAACTTGTACAAAAATATTTAGTAGAAAATAAAATAGAAGATGCAGTAAAAATTCAATATGAAAAAGTTGCACCATTAGGTAAAGTATTACAAAATGAGAAATATGATATTTTACAGATGGATTCAATATTTAATGATGATCGCCTTAAATTAATACAGGATATTCATTTTTCTAAGAAAGAAAAAAATTTAGGGGAAAATCCGTCATTGATATCATAGATCACAACGTGAATAGTTAGAATAACCATCCCATGTGATATCAAAATGTTTAGAAAATCTACTTTTTTCGCAGGGAGTAACGTGATCATGAAATTTGATTGCTCCATATCTTAATGTAAATATGTCATTATCGTCATTATAATTATTTAATTCTGATTCTATAATATTACCACGATTTCCATCTACTGGAATAACACAACCATCAGATGACATTACCCATTGGTCAGGACATTTATTCAATACTTGCGGATCAGGTACACTATAATTGGTACGTCTCATAAGCATTCCTGTAAAGATAAGACCAATAATAAGAAATATAAGAGCTATAATTATAATAGTCAAATGAAAGTTCATTGTATACTTGTAGTATACAAAAAGTTTGATGTATTATAGTTCCTAAAAAGAATATCTATAATCACAATATAAGAATATGTTTAGCAAACAAATAGGAAATCCAATAAAAGAACAATCATCCATATTAAATGAAACTAATTATAATGGAAGAGTGAATATATTGGAAGAAGAAGACCCTAATATACGATTTAAAATGCATGAAAAAATGGCAGTAAAAAATAAAGCTACTGAATATCGGGAAGCTCTTCATGGATTACAAGAAGATTCTCTTTTGGCTAAAGTCTATTTTTCACAAGGAAATGTACAAATTTTACAAAATGGATTACGAGCTGGAGTATATAATATGTCAAATAAGGAAATCGTTATTCCACCACAAAATGTAGATAACCTGAAAATAATTATGCGCAGTATTTATTTACAATATGCAAAACACTCTACAATAGAAAATGTAACTACACAGGTAGAAAATTTAAACAAAATGGTATTAGATTATGCCATCCCTTCTGTTCATGGTGAAGCAAAAGGATATTTAAATTACTGCCGAGACCAAAGTACACTAGCAATGCCTTTAGAGCATCCAAAAACAGTAGACCGAGATCATAAACATTTAGAATTTAAAACATTTATTTAATAATTTTCGTTAATATAGTATAAATACAAATATTTCTATACTATATTATATCATATCATGTCTGAAATGACGGACCAATTTAAACCTATTATGTTAGATTTTATAAAAGATCTAAACATAACATTTCCTGAATATTCTAAAAAATGGTGGGTTTATGGAGAAGATACAACAGATGCTGGGTGGGAAGATTTACACAAGTATTGTTTGACCGTTTATCCTGAACGTTTTTTTGACATTATGTACATGAATAACGAACTATTTGAAGAATCAAACCAAGCCAATACTTGTTTTTTACCAAATGTAGATTTTAAGTTATTATATAATTGTGACGGTGTGACTGAAAACACAAAAAAGTGTATTTGGGAACATTTACAATTCATTTTATTTACAATATTAAATAGTGTTAAGGATAAATCAGAATTTGGAAAAAGTATGGATTTCTTTGAAGGTATCGATGAAAACGAATTACATTCCAAATTAGAACAAACATTTTCTAACATGACTGGATTTATGAAAGAAATGGAAGAAAAAATGAAAAAAGATGGAGATGGAGATAGTGACGAGAATAATCAACAGAGTAACGAGAAAACGGATCCATCTGGTAATAATACTAAAAATTCTCCTACTCCTGAAGAATTACGTGAACATTTAAAGTCATTATTTGGAGACAAATTAGGTAGTTTAGCAAACGATATTATGGATGAACTACAAAAAGAATTAAAAGATGTATATGGAATTAACCCAGAAGAATTTGAAAAAAAATATGGATCATCTACAAATGATGCATTGAAAGACATATTAAAAGAACCAGCTAAGTTTATGGGTATTATAAATAAAATAAAAAATAAATTTGAAAAGAAATTTGCTTCGGGTGAAATATCTAGAAATGAAATGTTTGATGGGATGAAAGAAGTGTTTAGTAAGATGGGAGGAGGAAAAAATGGAGATAAAAATGCAATGAAAGAACTTTTTAAGAATATGGCTGAAATGGGTGGTATGCCTCCTGGTATGGAAGGAATGATGCCTAATTTTGGTAAAAATACTCGTATGGATACAAATAAAATGAGTCAAATGATTAAATCAAATGACACTAGAGAAAGGATATTAGCTAAATTAGAAAAACGTAGAATGAATTCTAAAAATTTTGTTTTGGAACAAAAGGATGAAAATAATAACTTAGTATACCGTCCAAATGATTCTGAAAAACAAGAAAAGTCATATTGGGTAGACGCTCCTATAGATGAAATAGTTCGTGCAATCGAAGGAGATAGCGAAAATGAAAAACAAAATACTAAGACACCTAAAAAGAAGAAAAATAAAAATAAAAATAATAAGAAAAAATAATTGTAAAGAACAATCTACTATAAAATATATAAAATGTTATATATTTTCATTACAGGATTTATAATTATGTATGTTTATCATTTTTATACCGTTGATTCTGGATTTTATTCTTATAAAAGGTATTATCCTCATTTACAAGTATTGAAAAACAACCATTTTAATATAAAATCAGAAGTTGAAAATTTAAGTATGACAGAATGGAACGATTGGCCAGAAAAGGAAATATATTCTAAACAATGGAAAGTTTTCCCCTTTTATGGTTTTGGATTTTGGATATCTAAAAATTGTAAAAGATGTCCGAAAATTGTATCTATTTTGAAATCAATACCAAATTTAAAGACTGCGCTTTTGTCAAGACTAGGACCGAATACTACTCTACTTCCCCATCAAGGATGGGCTGATCTTTCTAATCATATATTAAGGTGTCATTATGGTATTATAGTACCAAATAACTGTCATATATTTGTAGACAAATACAAAAGGTCACTACGTGAAAATGAAATTGTTGTATTTGATGATTCTAGAATGCATTACGCTTCTAACAACAGTCAGTTTGATCGTATCGTGTTAATTATTGACTTAGAACGTCCAGCTAATATTCCTAAAGGAATATCTACAATAGAACACACTACTGATTTAGACGATTTTATAGAATCTTTAAAACAACATCAATAATTACAGACTATTATTTAAAAATAACACATTCTCATTTTTACAATTTGGACAATTACCTTTTAATACTTGTTCAGCTTGTAAACATTTTACATGAAAAACTGCATTACATTTACCGCATTCCATATGCCTGTTTTTTATTGTTTTGTTACACTTTTTACATAAAGTCTTGTTAATATTTATTATATTTCCCATAAATATTATCTTATTTTACATTTATATTTTACTTTACTTTACACTTTAAACATAGGTAAAAATTCATGCTTTGTTAACCTGAGTTTTTGTTTTATTCTTATGATGTATAAATACTTTGTGGAATTCTGTTGATTTTCTTTCAAATTCACTAACTTTCATTGTCTTACCGTATAAATTATCATTTAAACCTTTTACATGGCATTCTAATTTAGAATCTTTGCAAAAACAAACACAATCTCCAAAATTGGAACTTGCAAAATACATCCCATCTGGAATGTCTACCTTTTTTGCTAAATTAGCAGTTGGATAATCATATACGTCTGATGCCTTTTGTATACCAGGTATCACTTTTGATTCTACTACATAACTAAATATATTATCATCTTCGTCTTCGTGTGAATCAGAAAATCCTTCTGTTTTATTTTTTTTCCTACGGAATCGTAAATACATAGTTATTAAAACTATTCCTATTAACACATAAATAATATAATTCATATATTCTTCATACATTCCTATATATTTATAAAACATACTTTATGTCATTTCATATCGTATTTTTATTTATTGGTATTTTCTCAACATACGTTGTTTGTATATAGCATTGCGTTCTGTCCATTTATTTTTAATATCTGTACGTAATTCAGTCATCATATGACGCTCGTAACTTTCAGGAGAGTCATAATATAATTGACACGCCGGACATCCTTCTTCGCCTGTTATCATTTTTACCTTAAATAAATCATCCTCATCTTCAGTCCCAACCCGAAGATCTTTACCGGAATAACCTGTAAATCCATAACCGGTTGATGCATTAATTATAATGTGATTTACAACAGGTGGTGTTTCAAACACATTAATTTTTTTACGGTAACGTTGTTCCTCTGTCTTTCCATTACGAGTTACTTCCCGAGTTGCCCATTTCTTGATCGTAAAAATACGAGGTCCTCTTTTTTCTGAACGCTTCTTTTTCTTACTACGAGTTGAACTCGTTTCTGATGCCTCAGATGGTTCATAGTAAGATGGTTCATAAAAACTTTCCTCATCGGTATCTGCCATTTCTTATTTGTTCTTTATAAAACTAAAGGTGTAGTAGTTTGCTATTAGAGTATAATATTATAACAAATGTATCTTTATATCTATTTGCATATTTATTTTTATAAACAATATAAAATGTTATCTTTCCATATAGAAATGTCTTCAACATTTCATGATAAGGTAGTGCGCCTAATCAATCCTCAATCATCTGAACAAGAAGACGATGATGAAGATAATCCTCAATCATCTGAACAACATATTAATGAAAGCCTAGAATATTCTGAACAAGAAGACGATGATGAAGAACACAGTGATTCTGAAAATTATATGGATTTAAGTGATGACCTTCATATATCATCTGATGAATATGATAGTGATAGTGATAGTGATAATACTATTGATTTAGATAATAATGAAGATATTTCCGATTTAATCTCACCTGATTTAAATATATATGCAGAAGATGATAATTCGGATCTATATGAATCTGAACAAGATGGTATAGAATCTTTAGGAGATAGTGACGACGATGTAAATCCATTGCCATCGCAATCTAATACCACTACCACATCTACAACCAATAATACTATAGTACATAAATATACCAATCAATATTACAGTATTTTTTATGATCAACAATTTATCAGTTCTACTCAATATACTGACCAAGAACATATTTTCTTTGTTTACATTTATATCGTTTGTAATAATACATATCAATCACCTTATGTTATAACCACACTCAAATATGACAACGGTTATTATACTTTACCTTATATTAACAACAAACCAGATGTATTATCTACATTTACAACTGAACAAAATATTGATAAAATTACTGAACTTAAAAACAAAATATTCAATCAAATCGTTTTTCCTATTTTTAATATAAAACCTGAGGATGTAAATGAAACGTTTATGAACGCTATTCAAAACTCTATTACTGGATTTTATGACATAGATGACAGCAAAACTATTGTTGGAATACAGGGTGACTACTTTATTTCTCATTTAATGGGTAACAACTTAACGGTTACTGATTATTTTTTAAAACCAAAAAAGGATAATATACCTTCTCATATGTGTGTTGGTATTAGTGAAATTATAGATAAGAAACATGTATATAACATACCAATTGAACACTCTATCATTGATTTATTCAATGATCAACAATGGTTATATTCTATTTTGAAACCTAATCGAGAAATTTCAGAAATACCAATGGTATTACATAATTGTATTTTTGAAAATAATAAAGTCGTTTTAAATGATGAATATCAACTTATTCCATTCAAAAGTAATATTCAAAACGAAGAGTCTTCTTATTACTTTACAGATAAGCTAGTTGGTCAATTTGAGACACCACGATATATCGTCTTTTTGGGAAATTCATTAAAAACTGACACTAATAATGTTCTTGATTTTTGGAAAAATGTCGATTATAATAGTTTCCAATTTACAACTGATAATACATTGTGTATTGGGTTAATCTCTCCCGAACCTTTTCAGTTCCATTCTTTTTAAAAATTGAATTTGTTTTATTATATCAACTTATTACATAATCTATCAATCTACTATGTGTTTTAAGAAACAGAAATTATCAATTAATCGTCTCTTATCTAAAGATGCAATTAAACAAAAAGTATATTTTTGGGATCGTGTTTACTTATGGATATTCTTTCACACTTAATTTATATTAAATAATATAAAAACATCATTATGATATTACTTATTTTCATACCAATTTGTTATGCATTCACTACATTTTCTCATTTCTTTTATAAAAAATAATGTAATTAATATTTATTTTTTATATACTATCTCCGCTTTTCTTGTAAATCCAAAATATATCACACACCTGTTCAGTGCGTCTGTTGACGTAGTATACTACAATGAAGCATATTTCACCGTTAATTATGATGACACTCAACTATTAATTTTCATTCATAATACAAAAGTCTTTTGATATCCTCGTCTAATTTTTTTGAATCATATATTGCACGTCCTATTATTCTTATATCTGTATCTATATTTCCACTTCTATATTTTTGATCATCAACGTTTTTATTTTCTAACGATATACCAGGTGTCATGCATATAAATTTTTCTCCCATTCTACATTGAGTTATAAAACCTATAACATTTTTTTCGTTTTCTGTTGCTAATTCTACCGCATTTTCAATAAAATCATAACTATTATTTGACATATTCGCTACTATCATCGCTCCTGATAAACACTTTATTACAGATGAAGTAACTAATGCATGTACTGTTACTAAGTCCACCCAATTTTCATATAATTGATATTGTTTCTTTACAATATATGATATATCATTGAATTTTCTATCCTCCATTATTAAAAAATTATGTTCAATTGATAATTCAATTATCCGTTTTTTAAACAATGGTTGTTGATCATACGGTACAATATCATAATGTATTTTACATACAACTATATAAGGTCCTATTATATCTATTATTCTCCATAATTTATCTATGTCTGATACATCTGCGGCAAAACATAAATCTGAGTTTTTTTTATTTTTTATTTCTTGTAAGCGATAATTCACTACATTTGTTTTTGTTATTATAGAATCTACTTCATATGTACAACATTTACTTTGTTGTCTATCTATAACTACAATACATTTCTCTATTATTAATTTATCTTCTAAATACTCTATTACTTCTTGTAAAGACCCACCACTTGTAATGACATCGTCTACTATTACACAACGGTCGCTTGATTTGAAACTTCCTTCTATTCTTTTTTGTGTTCCATATTTTTTTACACTATCTCTCATATATATCAATGGCTTGTTATACGTTGTTGATATATATGATGCTATTGGTAATCCACCATAAGGTACTCCACATATTATATCAAACTCTCCCATCTTTTTATACAATGCATCTCCTATTTCTTTCAAAAGCAAAGGATGAGCCACCAAATTTTTCATGTCAAAATAATATTTCGATATATCACCACTTTTTAATTTAAATTGTCCAATTTGAATACAATTCGCTTCTACTAGACGAGGAATTAAATGTAAGTCCATAAACTATTGTCATATTTTCTTTTCAAAAAGTTAACAAATCTATTTCTGTTGTATTTTTGTTTTCTAGATTCTTTATTTTTAACTCCAAATATGAAATTACACCATCTTTTGCTTTTAGTTTATTTTCTAAATCACTTAATATTTTCTGTTGTTGTTTTACTAATTTATTTAAATCTAAACATTCTTTATAATAATTACTTGAATTACTGTTCATTTCTTTTATCCAATTTTGATGCCTTTGACTCTTCCAATGATTATTGAAAGACTCACGTTTTGAATACGTCTTATTTGGTGTACATGGACAAATTACGCCATTCTTATAACATAATAAATGTTTATCTGAATAAACATTTTTTTCACTATCATATTTGGGTACATATTGTTCAGGTGTTATTTGAATATCCATATTTCAAGGTTAAGTTACGCACAACTAAGAATATATTTATTTAAGTATAAAAATAAATATCAATTTTTACTGATTTACCTATCATACTGTTTGTTTATAATAATTTTCTATAAACGTTTACCAATTGTCCATTTGAACACGACATGTACATTCAACTAATAACCCATTTGCATAAATACCATAATTCATATTATCATCTTCATGTTCCAATGAAAAATGCCATACCTTTACTTTTTCTAATTTTGTATATGGCAATGCTCTTGTATCATACATCGCCCATAACCGATATTTTTTATCTGTAATAAAAATATCTCCTAAACTTTTAATCATCTCTTCCTTCTCTTTTATAGTTAAATTATTTTTTAATATACTGTGACACCCCGTTATATACAATGGTTCTAATATATCTGTGTAGTTTTCATTTTCTAAACAATATAATCTTTCTTTTATACGTTTGTCATGAGATGGATTAATAATCTCACGATATTTGATTGAATAAATAGGTATATATCCACTACAATAAGTTTTTATGAGATCTCCATTTTGTAAGCTTTCTATTTTGACATACATCTCTTCATTGCCTTTCAATGTTAATATATATGTCCCTTCTCGGAAACACGGTAAAGGATTAGGAGAGTTGTACGATGAAGTCGTAAATATATCAGGTTCCGGTTCAGGTTCCGGTTCAGGTTCCGGTTCAGGTTCCGGTTCAGGTTCCGGTTCAGGTTCCGGTTCCGGTTCAGGTTCAGGTTCAGGTTCAGGTTCAGGTTCAAGTTCAGGT